GATCGGAAAACACCTGCTTGCTCCAGAAGTCTCCAGATTAATCTGCGACCCCTCTTGCTGCTCATCAACCATTTGATGTCCGACTCTTCATTTTGGCGGTCAATTCTTTCTTCAGACTTTTTATTGTCCTTAGATTTTTGTTGACTCTTGAGGTCGAGAGGATTGTATTCACTCATGCTTTAATATATCTAGTCATAACCGTGTTACGGTCACACCTCTATGCTTTTTTGGTTTTTTTAGTCTGACTATTTTTTATTGCACTAGCTGTTGGATAGTCTTTGCTGCCGGGTTTTGCTTTAGTTTCACCAGAACCAGCTTTAATTCTTTTGCGTTTTGCGTGGATGTTTGCCCAAAGGCCAGCGTTTTTTGCCATTAGTTTGATTCTTTATTTGAAGGGTACAAAGTTGCTATTTGTTTATCATCATTTTCTTTTTGTGTATCCATTGCATAACTATCTCTTAATAATCTTTTTGCTCTAGGTGTCATTCTTTTGTATTTAGTATCTTGTGTATTAATACCATAAAATTTCATTAAATAACTGTCATAATCCATTACTTACCTCCATATAATTTTTCTGCAATTTCTTCTCTTCTGTCTTTTTTCTTTGCTTTATTATGAGCTTCTGTAAATGAATCTCCTTCTTTCATACGTTGTTTCATAAAATCCATATGTTTTTTTGTATGGTGTCTTGAATGTTCTTTTAGTTTATTTTTTTGACTTGTAGTTAATTGTGCCATTATTTACCTCCATATAATTTGTCAGCAATTTGTTGTCTTCTATTTTCTTTTTCCTGTCTGCGTGCTGCTTCCTTTGCTTTTTTTTCAGCAGCTTTACGTTGTTTTTCTATTAGTTTTTTTTGTTTTTTTTGTTCTTTTTCTCGTCTATCCATTTCAATCATTTTTTTATATCTCATTCTGTAATCGGCTGGCATATCGCCAAAACCAAAATTTCCCGGTGTGTTTTTGTTCATAATTAAACCTCCAAAGGTGATGGTGAATTGTAACCACTAAACTGGTTCATCATGTCCATAGCGTTAGTTGTATCTACTTTACCTAACTTAGACATATTTTCAGCAGCTTGATTTGCTGCTTCCTGTTGTGCCATTGCTTGTTGTGCCTGTGCTCTTTCTTGTCGTATTTTTGCTACTCGTTCACCTGCAACTATTAACGATGGGTCTACACCTAACATATCTGCATATCCATCTGCCCATGCATCACTATCAAACTTATCTAATACGTCAGGTTTCATCTGTGCTACCGCACCCATGCTATTTACATACCTATCTACACTATTTGTACCAATTGCACGTTGTGCTTGTGCCAACATAGATACAAATTCTACGCTTAATTCCATACCCTGCAACTCTTCTGGGGCTGGTGGTATTAAATCACTTTCAATCATTCGGTTAAATGTATTATCAATCAAAGGATCTAGCAATTCATTGTGTAATCTTTCTAATACTGGCCCTAACATAAGCAGTTTTTCTTCGTGACGTTCTGCTACTTCTGTTGCAGTCATTCTTGTATCAGTAGCATTAGCCAACATAAGAAATAAATCAGCATAAAAACTACCATTAATACGTTGCCTTACGTCCTGTATATCAGCTAACAAATGTTGTAGGTTTAAATTTACGTTAAATGCAGTTTCTATCTTGCCTTGCTGACCATCAATAAACGTAACCCCACCCGGAAGACTGTCTACATCTCTATTCTTCATGTAGCTAGGCACTTGTAATGGTGGCTTTGTTTGGTAATCAATGCCTTGTGCTTTTCTCAACTGCTCATGTTGCAATTGTTTTACGTCACCTAATGCTTCCATTCCCGGTGAATTGCCATATATATCACCGCCAGCTATGTTCCATCTAGGTATTACAGCAGGAAAATCATTATATCCACTTTCTCTTAATACCTCTTCGCCTTCTCCTCCCATTTCAAAATAACAAGACTTATATGCCATGTTCATATTGTCCTTTTTCTTAAAATCACGTTCTCTATCATCTCGTGGTTCTATCGCATGAACTATTGTTATATATGCATCTAAATTTCCTCTGTCATATAAATTTTTTGTAGAAATAGAACACTTGTCATAACCAAACTCTCTTACTATTTCGCCTACAGTTTTCTGAAACTCTCTATATAAAGTATTAACTCTACCTTGATAGTCCTGTGCTATTGCATATTCTCCACAAGTTACAGGGTAATGATGTATTGCTGTCTTAGAATCAGGCAAAATAATAGATCCAGCAGTACCAAATGCTCCTAATTCTTCGTATATTCCATGTAATGTTCTATATGTATTAGATTTTTGAAACACTAACTGCATACGTTCTGTAACGTCATTAAGCCACAATTTTACAGGAGAAAAACTATTTAATTCTGGATCAGCAGTAGCTAATCTAAACCAAGGTCTTGCAGGGGATGTAGCACCAGCCATCATGCCAGCACCTAACGTTCTTAATGCTCTTGTACCTGTATTGTCATAAATAGAATTATGTCTTCTATGCCCTTTATTTCTATCTTGTTGAAAATAACGTCCGTTTCTTGGTAGCAAATATGTTGTAATCTCTTGCCAATGTGACCACCATGTAGCTCTTTCTGTTCTTAGATGACCCCACCTAGATAACAAATCAGCACGTTTTGTTTTCATTTTTTAACCACCTAATAATGTGTTGCCACCAAGGTTTAATTGGTTAGGATCTACACCTTGTACACCAGTTAACATCGTACCAGCAGGGCCTGTTAACGCTGCCTGTTCTTCTTTCGATTGTATTGCACTAACATCTGCTTTTTTTCTATTTGCTCTATTCATTTCTACATCTGCACGATCAGCAGCTTCTTTTGTAGCTTTTCTTGCATCTGCATTAGCTTGTTCTTGCAATCTTAATTGTTTCTTTTGTTGTCTGTGCTGTCGCTCGCCAGAATAAACTTGATATCCAACAAGTGCTGCTCCAATTGCTGCAAATGCCATGCTACAACTCCTTTGAAAAGATTATATCTTGTACACCATATTTCATTCTTGGTAATAATGCAGCTAAAGTGGTGCGTTCTTTAGCGTGCCATAGCATGACTTTGCATCCAAGAGACTTTGCGTAGTCTTCAGTAACTTTCATTAGACGTAATCCAATCCTTCCGCCCCTAAATTCTTTTTTGATAAACAAAACGTCATTTTGAGAATATTTGAGATCGGCATAATGCAAGTGATTAGTTACCAAATTCATAGAATAACCAATACAGACATCGCCTTGCATTGCTAAATGAATAAACAATGAACCTGAGTTGTCAAGTGCATCATACATAGGCCAATTTGGCTTTAACTCCATTAAATCCTTACGAAGTGCTATTTCTTCGTAGTGTTCTTGAAATAATGGGTCTGCCTTGACCTTAAATTCTTCTAGCGTGCAGAGTCTAATTTCTGTTTTAGGTACTCTACTTTTGTTTACAGTAGCTGTACTATCAGTAGTTACGGTCACACTAGTCATAAAGGATATTTAGTTACACAATCAAATATTATATGCAGTCTGTCAGTCATGCCAACATTATGAGCCGTATGTAATTTCTTATGATTAAACCACCAGACATCGCCTACCTTAAATTTTTGCTTTTGATCTCCACAAGTTTGGCTACACCATTGATTACTTTGCAACACTAAATGAAACCTTGAATAGTAATCCGCATACGTACCCTGATCATTATGCTTAGTTACATGGCCACTAGGTTTTAAATTAACAATAAGTACTCTACCCATGTCCTTTACCTCTAGCTTTTCTAATATTGGTCGCATTAATGGTACAAGTGCTGGTTTTAAATATTCCATGCACGGATAGTCGTATGATCCTGTGTCAAATAAAACGTAGTATGTACTCATCTTTAGTGGTCCTCTAACGTATATGCACTCAGTATCTTTGTGTGCTGACCCTGTAGCTTTTTGTCGTGCTGTTATTTCTTTCCATAACTCTGGTTTTGCATCTAGCAATTCAAGCAATGGTTTTACATCTAGACCTTCTGCTATACGAACAAAGTTACATTCTGGTGTATGGGTCATATTCTTTCTTGTGTGTAGTTTCTCTACGTTTTTTAATGTATATGTCTTTCATTTCTTTCTTGGCTACTGGAAGGGCAAAGGTTAAGGCTAGGGCATCAGCTAGATCTGGTGACCCTGCACCCTGCAATCTTTTCTTTATCTGATCCTTACTTTCCAATACACGTCTACCTACATTGTCGTACCAATATATCGGTGTTGCTAACTCTTGTTTTAACGCTACATCGTTTGGTATTGCACCTCCCTCCTCTATCCATTGTTTCATTAACCACCACATCTCACTTCTACGGTTGATGTATTGCTCTGGTTTAGTTGCCTTACCACCAAATGGTATTTCGATTACGTCATATGACAGTTGCCGTAGTCTGTCGATTACACCACTACCTGCACCTGCATCACAAAACACAGCATCTGGGTCATGTTCTTCTATCAAGTTGGCTACTCTGGCTGCTAGATCCATGTTGTCTATACCTCGATATACAACTGGCTTAAATGCTTGTCTACCTTGCCTACGGAATACTACAGACCTGTCATCTCCAAACCTTGCAGGGTCGATTCCTAGCACTACTGGTGACATATCTACATGGCTTTGTTGGTATACACGTTGTGCTGCGTCTTCGGTATCTGCCAATGCAATTAACTGATCATCTCCCTGTGCTGCAAAGTCACATAAATATTCCCTAGCAAATGATGTCTCACTCATGTCTCGTTTAAGACGTGTTACCTCATTAGGGTGTAGGGAATCAGTATCGAATACGGTAAATCTTGCTGCTGTCCATCCCTCCTCATTAATAGCTTTGTAATACAACTCACTAAATAGATTTATTCCTGATGGTGTCCCAATAAAAATAGCCCAGCCTAAACGGTCACTCAACGCTGGTTGAACGATATCTGTCCATAGCTCGTTCTTTAACTGGGCTACCTCGTCCATTACGATTCCGTCCAATCGTAGACCCCTCATCGCGTCTGGGTTATCACCTCCAAAGAGTCTAATGATTGCTCCATTATGTTTAAACCTTACCGATAGCTCACCCTCATTGATGTCTATGACTGAGTTTCTACGCAATGGTTCAATCTTTTGTTTCAACCTAGCCCATGCAATAGCTTTTGCCTGTCGCAAGAATGGTGCAACATAGACAAACATTGCTAACTCTTTATCTGTCTTTATGGCTTTATCAATCAATTCCATTATTGCGAGTTCAGTCTTGCCTGAACGTCTGTGGAGTGCATAAACACTAAACCTTTGTTTCTTTAAATGGCACTCCTTTTGCCACAGGCGTGGGGTGTAATTAAGGGCAATGCTGCTCATCCTTGAGGAATACCAGTACTAATAGTCAAGTTAATATCTCCTTTTGCATCTACCCCGACCCTATCGCCATAGCGAGAAGGAAACCACTTGGATAATAGTTTCAATGCAACATCACTTTTGGCCTTTTGTAGAGCCACCCAGCCCGGATCTATGCGTGGATTATCTCCTCCTATCATCTCAGGAGTTTCGCTCATTATTTCCATAATAGAATCAGCAATCATATCTGATCCAACCTCGCGCGCACGCACGAAGCGTTCATTAAATTCTTTATCTTTATTAAGCCAATTGTAAATAGTAG